AGGTTTATGTATGGTGCAGGTGCTAGTAAAATAGGTAAGATAATAGGTAAAGGTGCTAAAGAAGGAGAAGAACTTATGAAGAGATTTTTATCTAATATGCCTGCACTAAAAGAAGTTAGAGATAATATAACGAAATCAGCAACAAAAGGTAAGATAAAAGGTATTGATGGTAGATTACTACATGTACGTTCTCCACATAGTGCATTAAACACTTTACTACAAGGAGCAGGTGCAGTCATATGTAAGCTATGGTTAATTAATATGAATAAAAGAATACAAACGTCTGGAGTAGATGCTAAGTTAGTTGCTTCAATACATGATGAATATCAATATGAAGTTTCTAAAAAAGATGTACAGAAATTTGGTAGTATTACCAAAGATGCAATGAAGGATACAGAACAACAGTTGCAAATGAAATGCCCATTAGATAATGAATGGAAGGAAGGTACGACATGGGCAGAGACGCATTAAAACAATTACATTTATTTAATGTAGAAGAAGATAAAGATACTGTTGATGTGGCTACACATAAATGTAAAGAGTGTGGAGAAGTGAAACCTATTCGTTCTTTTAATACTAAAAATATAATACCTCCTCAAAAAAAAGAAGGAAGTTTTTATCCTGTTCGTAGACAAACACATGAAGGAGATGTTCAGTTATTTGTTTTATTTAATACTTGTAGAGAGTGTGATGCTAAAGGAAGAGCAGGTAGACATGCTAGAGAACGTATGTATTCCAAACCTCCTGAAGGTTATCGTTGTCCTATATGTAAAAAAAATGAAGAAGAAATTTTAAATAATCAAGTTATTGTAGACAAAGATTATAATGTGTATAAAAGAAGATATGATTTAAAAAGTGCTTGGCATATTGACCATGACCATAAGACAGGAGAGTTTAGAGGTTGGTTGTGTAGAAACTGTAATACAGGGTTAGGAAGTTTAGGAGATACTATAGAAGGTTTAGAAAGAGGTATTAAATATTTGAAAGGAGAGTTAAGTGATATTTAAAGGAAGAAAAGGTCATGAAAAATATATTGAACGTGGTATATCTATTGAAAAAGTTTTTAAAAGTTATGCTGAAAATTTAGGATATGAAGTTAAAGAAGCTTCTCAAAATGATAACATGTTTAAACATATTGATTTAATTTTAACAAAAGGAGGTGAAACATTTACAGTAGATGTAAAAGCAAGAAGAACAGGAACAGATAAGTCAAAAGGTTATGATGATTTATGGACTGTAGTGGAGTTTAAAAATACTGTAGGTAAACCAGGTTGGTTATATAGTAAAGCAGACTTTATTGCTTTTGAACGTAAAGATGATTTTGTGTGTGCAAACACAGAAGAGTTAAGAACTTTATGTGAAGATATTGTAGATTTAAATGATGAAGTTGATAGTTTTAAATATGCAGAATATAAAGTTTGGGGAAGAAGATATAAAAATTACAAAGATTTAATGTCTAGAATAGAAATGTATCATATAACTAATTTAGAAAAAACATTTATTTGGAAGAAAAGTCTTGACATTTCTACAGAAGTATGTAATAATTCAATTTTAATCAATAAAAAGGATAAAAAAATTATGAGTGTATTAAAAGGAAATGCTTATTGGGCGAGCATAACAAGCCCTAACACAACATTTGATTCTGATGGTGTGTGGACTATTGACGTAGGTAATCTTGATGCAAAGAACAAAAAGATGGCTCAAGAAGATGGTCTTAATGTTAAGAATAAAGGTGATGACAGAGGAGACTTTGTTACTATCAAGAGAAAAGTTAAAAACAAACGTGGTGATTTAAACAAAGCACCAGAGGTTGTAGATGCACAGAAGAGAGCCATGATTAATACGTTAATTGGTAATGGTTCAGAAGTTAATGTGTTGTATTCTACATATGACTGGGAGTTTGGTGGTAAGTCTGGAGTGTCTGCTGATTTAAGAGCAGTACAGGTTACTAACTTAATTCCTTACAACGCAGATGCAGATGCTGATAACGCATTTGATGTTGTGCCTGATGGTTTTGTTTCTAATGAAGATACAGATGCAAGGTTTGCTTCTTAACTAAGAAAGGACATGGGGAGTTCTGGCAAAAACCAACGTACAGTAATCAGCTTGGTCTCCCCATTTTAATTACATGAAGACAATAGATACATTAGTAGAAGATATATACAACTTATTTGAACCAAGTATTATTAATAAAATAAGTGAAAAAGATTTAGAAAAACATTTAAAAGAGTTCACAAAAAGTGTAACAAACAATATTAAAATTGTTTTAAATGAACAACCAAAGAAACAAAGAAAATTATCTTTGTCTTCTATAGGTAAACCTACAAGACAATTATGGTATGACAAACATTCCAATTCAGAAGCTAGACCTTTAGCTCCATCAACAAGAATTAAATTTTTATATGGACATATACTAGAAGATTTACTTATACTTTTATCTAGAGTAGCAGGACATACAGTTACAGAAGAACAAAAGGAAGTAGAAGTAGAAGGTATCAAAGGACATCAAGATTGTAAAATAGATGGTGTGTTAGTAGATTGTAAAAGTGCAAGTGGTTATGCTTTTAAAAAGTTTGCTAATAACAGATTAGCTGATGATGACCCTTTTGGATATATAGCACAAATATCTGCATACTCTGCAGGTAATGATGTTAAAGAAGCATACTTCTTAGCTATAGATAAACAGCATGGCAATATTGCCTTAACAAAAGTACATGATATGGAGATGATAAATGCAAAAGAAAGAGTACAGTATCTCAAAGGTGCTTTGGATTCTAAAACAATTCCTGATAGATGTTATAGTGATATTCCTGAAGGTGTTTCTGGGAATAGGAAGCTTGCTATTGGTTGTGTTTTTTGTGCTCATAAAAGAGAGTGTTGGTCTGATGCTAATCAAGGTAAAGGACTTCGTGCTTTCAAGTATGAAAAAGGTCCAACTTATTTTACACAAGTTTCAAAAGAACCTAGAGTAGAAGAGATATTAGAATGGTAACAAGGAGAAAAACATGGCAATAAAAGCACATATATTAGAAGCAGTTATGTCTCACTATACAGCAGAGAAAGATAAAGCTTTAGCAAATATTAAGATACATCTTAACAATCCTGTAGGTGTAGGTGAACATCCTAAGATTGTAGAGGATGTGATTGATTTAGTACATAAAGCATCTGAAGCAAAAGATGCAATAGATATGTTGCATGACATAGTAAATAATGAAAAAGACAATTGATATATTTTTAGATGTAGAATTTAACAAGAAAGAATCTCCTGAAAGAGGTTTATTTTTATCAGTTATACTACAAGCTTTACTAGATGCTACGAGTAAAAAAAGTAAAGTAAATAAAGACAGAGCAATATCGTGGTTTTTTTGTAGTGTTGGTGTTACATGTGATAACTTTGAGCAGATTTGTCAACATGCAGGATTAAATCCTTCATATACAAGAAGTTTTGCATACAAAGTTATTCATTCACCAGATATAAAATATGTTAGACAAAGAATAAAAAAGATGTTATAATATGGAATTTAATTTATTAACATGTTTTATTATAGGAATATTATTAGGTATGTTTATTGTTTTAATAGCACACTTTTTAACTAAATTATAGGAGAGGATTATGGGATTAATGGATAAGGCTATTGCTGATATAGTCAAAAATAAAAAAGATTTTAAAAAGATAAACTTAGAGAAAGAAGCTAGATTAGCTACAGAAAGACAAGTAGGTGGAGACCATTACAAATCATGTAAGATACAACCTGTTGATTATATTGTAGAAAATAATCTTACTTTTCTTGAAGGTAATGTAGTAAAATATATTACAAGACACAGAAGAAAAGGTGAAGGAGCTAGTGATATAGAAAAAGTTATACATTATTGTGAATTAATATTGGAGAAAGATTATGGCAGGAAATAATTATTTACCAACAGAGTATCAAACATTTATACATGCATCTAGATATGCACGTTGGTTACCTGATGAAGGTAGAAGAGAGACATGGATAGAAACAGTATCTAGGTTTAGTAATTTTATGCAAGGTCATTTAGAT